TTAGTTCATCTATTCTTTTGCCTTTTGGCTTTATACGCTGTTCTTTTTTATCAATACCACACGCTTCTAGGTATTCATCATGTTGCCTATATTTCTTAAACACAGGTCTGCCCTGTGAGTCTATTTCTATATCGGGAAACAACTTTTTGTGCTCCGCAGTCTGCGAGGGATTAATGGCCAGTGAATCGGAATGTAGTGGTTTAGCATAATCTTCTGTTCTCACAATATTCGGGTTCTCTAATTCCAGCGCCCGTTCCATAACACCGTCGCACTCGCAACACGCCGTAGAATCGTTTCTATCAGCCATCACGCGAATATCAGAATCAGTGCTACCACATACCTTACACTTATAATAATACAGTGGCATTATTTCTTCCTAAAGTTTACACACGCCGCCATAACCCACATCTTTCGAGTGCGCTTGGCGAGGGTGAACATCCAGTGCTTAAAAGAACAATGTCTATTAATACAATCATTACAGATCATTTTACAGGCCCGCTTTCTTCATCCTGCCCTTAGTTTTTTTCAACAACTCCTCAGCTTTATCAACAGCTTTGGCTTTCTTAGCCATTAAAGTTCTAATCGCCACCACTTTCTTTTTGTCGCCCAAAACCTCCTGCGTTTGAATAAGATTATCAAGCCAATTACTAACCTCATACTTATTAAACCCACCTATTTGTTCTTCTTTAACCATTTCAGGACTCCCTAATGCCATCATGTACCCCTTGTGACAAACCACCACTTTGTTGTTGCTGACTGTTTGTTTGGCCGCTCAAACTTTGTATTTTCTTCTTGCCCGGAAAACCGTGGTTCTGCCTCACGCCCGCTGCCGAATTGGGGCTACCCTTACCAGCAGGTTGTGGTCCCGCGCTCATCACTAATTCCAATCGCTCCGCAAATTTAGGGTCATTAAACAGATACTGAACCTGTGCTGTAATATCAAGTTCCTCGGCCATAAGTGTAAGATAACCTGGAAGGTCGAACGGATAGCCCATCTGTATCATCATCATAGCCGAGTTGACCGCTGCTGGTAGAAGGTTGGTAGTAAACTCAATAAGCCGTTTCGACCTTATCTGTGGATTTATAATAGCCATCGACCGCGGTATTATCGTAAACGAATAATCCAACCAATCTCCCTGACGCTGTTCCGGCGTAAGCATAATCTGTGTTTGCTCATTACCCGGTTCGCGCTTACACAATACCTGATGTAATAGCGGGTCACTGTGCATATACCACGCTTGCTTGGAGCTTATTTCAGCGGCCACGTCATAGATTATAGATTTGGTATCCTCAATCCCGATATTAGCATTGGAATACAATATATCAGCCTGTGTAGCCGTCCCTGCGTCAGATTTAAGCCCGGCCATCTGGTCTGGATTGCCGGACATATAATTAAACCACAACTGCAACTGCCCCATCATGCCTTCATTCTCAGCGCGTTGCCCGCCTAGGTGCAAAACCTGAACAGCTTTGGGATCGTTGGACGCAATATATTCACCGTCATTAGCGTCTAAAATATCCTGGGCCGTATCGGATTGATCGGGGCTAAAGACCACCACGTCTTTTTGACGCTCGCCCTGATCCATTATCTTCTTAAACATGCTATTAGCTGCGTTCGCTAAATCATACCATACCCCAACAGGAGCGATAGGTAGAGGATTATTCGGAACTACTGGTGTCAACGTTTCAAACGTATAGGGTCCATTATCCGGCCCATAGTATTCTTTCACCGATAAGAACTCATCAAATATCTTAATGTGCGGATCCGGTATCATAGCAAGTGCATTAGCACCAGGAACCCATATTTCGGTTACATATACGAAGTCCTGTATATTTTGCATGGAATCAGACTGTAGTTGCGTTTGGGTAAGCGTGTGCGTCCCCTTATCAGAACCTACTCGTACATTATGTGCCGGTAATAACGCCACCAAATCGTGATTCACGCCATCCATATCTAATAGTACCTGGCGCGGTACACGCACTCTATGGCCCAAGAACGTAGCTTCTTCGCGCCTATAGCAAGTGGGGTCCATAGTAAAATCATCAAGGTCTACAATATCTGTGTACAACTGACCGGGGTCTATTAAGAAATTATCCTCATCGAGTATTTGCCCACTCTGAGATATGCCGGTCTTATAAATTCCCATGCCGAAGAAGGTGTCCACCGTGCCCGCGCGAAGTGTGTTCTTCAACTTCATTTTCTTCTGGTTAAAATCAAGTCCGAGGCTCAACATTTCTGCATACTGTTTATATGAGATAATCTCGGACACCACTTTGTTTACGGGGTCTTTCATTATGATATTTGGTATAGTAACGCGGATGGCATTGAATATCAAGTTAATCGGCATATCACCGGTTATGCCGGATGCTTTGGAATAATACTGACCCACGAATCTTTTGATAAACATCGCCCTGTTTTTTCTATAGATTTTTAAGCGGTCAAAGCCATCCTTAGCTGCTAGTGACAATTTACGCGCCGTTACTTCAGGCATAATGATGTATCTCCGAATGGGTGTCTGAAACGTCCGTCGCCCGTCTTGGCCAACTTCCGTTTCTTTTGGTACTGTTTGAATCTATAACCAAAGGAATTACCGGGAATTTTCACCGCCTCGCCCTTACCTTTTGGTATCTCTTTATCATCAAGTGTGAGCGCATCAGCAATAACTCTGTCCCCATGAGTTTTACGCGCCCCGGAATTTTCCTCTACTAATCCAGCCGGACCTACACCGCCATCAGGGAAATGAATATACTCTTTGATTTCTTCCAGTGCTTTAATAGACGGATTAATATAACCACCGTGAGCAAGCAACCTGTCATACGCCATTAACATAGCGAGTTTAGCGTCACGATTAGCGTGCCAGCCATATTTTCTACCGGGCTTTTTCACAGCCGTGCCTATTACCTGGTTCTTATAATAATAGGGGTATCCGAATATCTCAACTATCATCCGCCCGAAGTCCCACCCCGGACCATTCATTTCCCATTTAAGGAACGGCAATCGTCTGGGATTAGCACCGCCACACCAAAGGGCCAGCGCAACAGCAACTCTAGCAAATTCATAAGGTGGGGTATTAGCATCTGCCCATTCCGCTATCTTCTGACCCGTTTGTTTACACTTAACAGACGCCACAGAATTAGACGCCCCCTGTCCCTTACCCACATCGAAACCTATGATATATTGTTTCGATTGGTCGGGCCTATTCATAAGAAGATTAGTCCACACACTAAGTTTACCTTTAGGACTCAACTTCGTAGTAATCGCTTCAATATTGCGCTGCCGCACTACAGACCTAACGCTATCGTTAGAAATATTCTTTTTAAGGTTTACGTCCATCTTGACAATGGGTTCCCTCCCGAACAACGCTATGTGTTTATCAACATTATGGTGTGTAAACACGGTGTCGCCGGACTCAAGGTCAGACATATCAATTTCCTGGGCCATCTCTCTGGGACTGCGCCGCTGTTCCTCATTGTTATACCACGGTGAGCGTATCTTATATTCGCCAGTTATTTCATCCTGTACCACATAACGTTCCTGCCCTTTTTCTGGGTGTTCCCACCAAGGCATAGTAAATACTTTTATCTGTCCACTATTGGCCCAACGACTGTATTCTGTATGTGCGCCTGCGGGAGTCGAGTTTACCATACGGCAAGGGGTAACATCAGCAGTAGCACTTCTCATCGCCTTACCATTGTCTACCTTAGCGAACTCATCTAACAAGACGGCCAGCCGCCTGTCGCCTGAGCCAGCGTGTGCGGTGGTGCTTTCGCCATCAATGGTACTTTCCAAAATTTCGTTATGCAGGTGCATTTTCCTGCGATTCTTCTGGCCCGGCAAACAAAGCGGGGGCCGCATCCATTCCGGGAGCCAGGTGTTGATATAGTCGTGTTTCCAAAATAGCGACTTATGGTTGCCGCGCTCATCAACGTATGCTTCTGTCCTCGACATTTCAAGTAATTGACTGTCCGGCCTAAACAACCATTTATGGTGAAAAGCCGCTATGCAATCCCAACTGGCCCCCATATCACGGCTCTTTTTGGTAAGCCTATCCTCGCCTATATCTATTCCTTCTTCAAGAAAATCAAGGTGTGTATCCTGAATTTCCCACGTAATAAAAGGGTTGTGGGCGTGCGCTGCTGGAATAGGTTCGTGTGAAACGGGGTCAAAGTCAAACTGGTGGTAGGTCCACACAAAAGCGTTCACCCAAAACAACTGAGACTGTCTGCAAGCCGCCATAAGTTCGGCCTGTAGACCCCTATCATTTTCCGCCTCACGGAGTAAATCTTCCCGCCAGCGTATATTAACCAAAGGATTCTTGGGAACTTCCAACCCCGTTTTTGGGCAGGTCCATATTTCTTGTATATTAGGAAAAGGTTTAGGTAACTCAGGTTTATTTATTTTTTCCGGTCCTTTATAATATTATTAATCCTGTTCTTACCCTCAGCGCTAACTCTATCGGCGATAGCAATACCAGCGTCTTTATCACTGGCTAACAACGGTGCCCTACCCTCAGTGCGGTCCAGTACGATTCCCACGTATGTACTGTTGGGGCCGTGGCGCTTTGTGGTCTCTGTGCGTTTGCCGTCCTTGTCAATCTTAACAATAACCTCATCAAAGCCAGAGGCCAGTTTCCATATCGTGCGGGCCAAAGCCTCGGCTTTAGTCGCCATACGGTCCTCATCCTCACCGGTATCTTCCTTCTTCAGGAGTTCTGTTGCTTCATCAGCAATCTCTTTGATATACTTTGATAACAGCATACCGGCCTTAGTTTTATGGCCGCGGCTGTTGTTCTTAGCTTTTCTTGCCATTGTTTTCCAATAAACTTTTCAAATAATCACGCTCGCGGACGGTGGCGTCATAATCGAGCATCCTATAACCTATATCTAATCTCAGTCTGGCTAATGCCAAAGGTATGTTCTCCGTATCGGCTATAGCTATAACATCCGTACCTTCAACCTCAGCAATCATAAGCAACAGGTCATAGTAAATTTCTTCGTCATTTATTTGTGGTTCTTTGGACACTTTCATAAACACCCACAATAACCCGGCACATCTCTATCGGCACAACAAGAGCTATACCACAGTGTGCACCGCGTACCAAAATGCCAATCACATTTCCATAACGATTAAATACTGGGCAACCCGACATACCCGGATTCCCAGACATGTCCAGTTGATACAATCTTTCATCTTGTACTATTCTATCATAAGCTGAAAACACACCCACAGTCAGGCTATTCTGCAAACCATAAGGACTACCAACTGCAAATACGGTATCGCCTATTTCAACGTCACCCCGCGAAAGTGTCGCCGGTCTGTTTGTTTCGCTGACGACTATCAACCCTAGGTCGACATTATTCAAATCCTTCGACATAAAAAACTCAGACGACTTAATCTTACCACCATCATCAGATATAATCGTTACCATATTGGCGTCATCGATAACGTGGCTAGCAGTAAGTATCAGGCCATCTCCTACAACCACACCAGAGCCGGACCATCTGTCTCCATCCACGCCCTGCACCTGAATATACACAACAGACGACCTCACGCGGTCAACAACGTTAGGCAGTCTATAATACTGGTACGCCGCAAAAAGCAGTAGGTTGAGCAAGATAATAAACAGATATTTTCTCATCACACGTCCTTGTCTAATTTCTTTGCGTCTATATAAACCGTAGTCGGGGTCTTAGTCGTTGCAATA